ATGGAAGAGTCTGGAATAGTGGGGTTCACCGTCACGGGGGCGATGGAAAAGGTCACGGACTTCCGTACCGCTCCGTTCTGCTCCCAGGCGGTATTCGCTCAGATGCTGGGCCTGGACGACATCACGGAAGACGTGGTGCGTGGCTGGGTCGAAACCAAGACCGTGCCGACCGCCAAGATTGGCCGCCGCCGCGTCATCAACCTCCACAAAATCCGCCGCGACCTCGACCGGGGTAAGTCGATCTTCTGCCAAGGGGATTACGACGATGAATGACGCCCGGTCCTTCTCCCAGTTCAAGCTGCGTATGCCCCCTGCGCTGCGCTCCCAGGTCGAGCAAGCTGCCGAAGCTTCCCTGCGCTCCCTAAACGCTGAACTGGTCTTCCGCCTTCAACAGAGCTTCGAAGGGGAGGTGCCCGCCGATGCTTCCGAGCAAGTATCTGCACCGACCACATCCATCGGACTGCGACTGCTCTGTCTGCTGGTCCCGTCGCGAACTGGGGAAAATCAGTCTCTGCCAATCCACACCGTGCACCGAATGCCGCCCTACGCGAGTCGTCACCGTAGTTACCGTGATGATGATGGTCGCTGGAGTGTGGCGCTCGATCTCCTCGACCTACCGGGTGGAACGGGGTTTTACCTGCGCGAGACACATGCCCGCGCTCCGTCCCCCGAAGTACTGGCACGTTATCTATGACAGCGGCAGGCCGACACCCTTCGTCCCGGTGCGCGAACCGTTCGAGCTGGAGGGCTGAGCCATGGTCTCTAACCCGATCCCGCACCTGATCTTCTGGCTCGTCCTGCTGGCCATTGGCGCAGTGGTTGGCTGCTACCACGCTCGCCATACCATCCCCACCTGGGCCAATCAGGTCCAGGGCCGCCGCACCGGCTTGTCCGAACGCGCTTTCCCGTTCGGACAAACGGAGCGCCGGGCGAAGCGCACCCTTGACCGTCCCCCTCCCTGAATAGCCTCCGCTCGGGAGTGAGGGGCAGCACCACCGCCCCGCGCTCCTGAGCCCTCGGCGGCGAGAGCGGGATGACAAGGGCAGCGCCCTTGGTGTTTGAACTTGAAGGCAGTTCATTTACCGATCTTCTGAAATCCCCGTTACTGCACTTAGTTACTCATCAAAGAGGGCAACTTGATAAATCCGTAGGATCGGTTTTAAGCGACTTTGATGTGTTGAGATAGAGCTATCTCTTGCTGAGATGGCCCTGTAGTCAAGGCCCTAATCCCTTAGCAAAACCATACCCGCTGAATTAACGGTACATGAGCCGAATTGCAGCAGCGGGCCAACTCATGCCCGAAAAAGGCAAAGGAGCTTCAGATGAACATGTTTGCAACCACTGGCGGAGTCGTTGAACTGTGGGTCATCCAGACCGACACCTTCACCTCCAAAACCTCAGGCGAAATCTACGCCAGCGTCCAGGCGATTTCCCCGATCCCGGACGGCGCTCGCGGCAATGCCCGTGGCTTCGAAATCACCCAGTACGACATCGAGCCGACCCTGCTCGACGGCATCGTCTTCGAAGGCTCCCCGGTGCTGTGCAAGTTCGCCAGCGTGGTGCGCCCGACCAAGGACCGCTTCGGTAACACCAAGAACACCCAGGTCCTGACCGAGCTGCTTGCCACCGGCAAAGACGTGCACACCCCGGCACCGAGCCGCCAGCCTCAACCCCAGGCACAAGCCCAGCGCCCGACTCAGTCCGCCGCTGAGAAGCCCTCCGACAGCAGCAAGTCCTGACGGCGAGGGTAGGTAGATGAAAGCGCCGCTCCGTTTCGCCTTCGGCTGGGTCCTGTACGTGGCAATTCTTTGTGCCGTATCGCCAGCCGTGCGTGCGGTGCATGAGTTCCTCGAACCCTATCCGCTGGATTCCGTGATCGCTGTGGTCGCGGCTGCGTTCGCCTTCTTCGCCCTGTGGTGGTTCGTCCTGCGCTCCTTCTGGGGCTGGTGCGACCACCCACGCAAGGAGGCCCGCTGACATGTCAGGCGTAGTTGCCATTCAGGTCTGCACCAGCTGGGCGTCCACGGCGGACGGCCTCATGCAGTGCCAGCACATCGAATGGCAACAGGCCTATCTGATTCCGCCCGAGGCCGCTGGAGCAATTGAAATCCTGGTCAACGGCGGGTTCTCCCTGGAGGCCTTCAGCATCGGTGCTGCGGGCGTTCTCGGGGCATTCGTGACGGGGCTTTTAACTGGCTGGGTCGCGTCACTTCTTCGTAAAGCCAAGTAGAGAGGAAACACCATGAACGCCATGAAACAACAGATCGCCAAGTTCAACCCGATCCGCTCGTTCCGCAACCTGTGCATCGCCGGCACCGTCACCGCCGTGACTTCGGTTCCGGCCTTCGCCGCCAGTGTCATCGACACCACTGCCGTCGAACAGGCCATCACCGACGGCAAGGGCGACATGTCCAACATCGGTGGCTACATCGTCGGTGCCCTGGTCATCCTCGCGGTCGCAGGCTTGATCTACAGCATGCTGCGCAAGGCGTAAGTGCTCTGGTCGGTGTGGTTGGGGGCGTTCTTCGCCGGCGCCTTCATCACCGGGTACCGCTGCGGCGAATTCTTCTGACTGCACTGCAAGTGCCGAACCTGGACCCCGCTTCGGCGGGGTTCTTTTTTCATGGAGACAGGTATATGCGGCATATATTTCTTATTGTGCTGCTCTTTTTGTCTTTCTCTGCGTCCGCTGATTATTACTGGACTGTCTCCGGACGCTCTGAGCAATGGCCTTCTGCTGTTGCGGCTTGCACTGCCATCTACCCAAGATTTAAGCGGGTTGATATGGGGGCTAATGGCAGGAGTGCTCAGTGTGTCTATCGCTACGGCGAAAATGATGATCGGGATTACTTGTACAGCTCGACGTACAGGTATGGAACGGAGTGTGTTGCGCCGAAGGTTTATAACTCCGCGACAGGTGCCTGTGAAGAGCCACCGCAGGAATGCGAGTCCGGCCTACCGCTGCTAGTCCGTAGTCCGGACGGTCCCGCGATCACCTCGGGTGGCCGGGTCTACATCATTTCCTCGCCACCGAGTAATGCATGCAGTGGTGGTTGTCAGTACCAACCTAGCTCGGGTCGCGCCACCACCTGCTATCTGGTGAAGGGCTCCACCACCAACGGCTTCTGCAATTACACGATGTCCAGCGACGGCCAGAGCTGCTCCGCTGACAACGCCCTTCCGCCTGCTGTCGGTGATCCACCGAATCCTCCGTCACCGGATGGCGAAACCGATCCTGCCGCTCCGCCGACTGATCCCAATGATCCCGGCTGCCCCAAGGGCTATTCGTGGTCCGGCACCACCTGCGTGAAGTCTCCGACTGACCCAGAGGGGGGCGGTGAAGGCGGCGGCACGGACCCAGGCACCGATCCTGGCACGGGCGGCGGCAACGGCGGAGGAGACGGTGGCGGCACCGATCCTGGTACAGGCGGTGGCAATGGCGGTGGCACTGACCCAGGCACGGGCGGCGGCGATGGCACCGGCACGGGGGGCGGAAACGGTAACGGCAATGGAAACGGCGATGGTGAGGGAGACGGCGAGGGGGAATGCGACCCGACCAAGAACCCGCTGTGCGCTGGCATTCCCGGTCCATCGGGCAGCCTCGGTGCTCCCGAAACCGGTAGCTGGGACGAAGCCAACGCCGAATGGGATGAGCGCGTCACTGAAGCCAAGAAAGAACTGAAAGACGCAGTGAAGGCCAACATCGATCACCTCAAAGGTGCCTTCGACCTCCAGCTGTCTACCGGTGGCGGGCAACTGCCCTGCGACTCCTTCACCGTTTGGGGCAAGTCCTACCGCCTGTGTGTTGCCGACTACTCCACCCAACTCTCCTACATGCGTCTGGCGCTGCTGCTCATGGCCGCGCTGATCGCTGCCTTCGTCATCCTGAAGGAGTGACTTATGGAATGGCTCTCCGGCTTTCTCGACCAGATCATCGCCTTCTTCCAGTGGATCTGGGACTTCTTCGCCCAAGGTATCTACGACTTCGTCAAAGACGGCTTGGTCGTCGCCACCAAGGCAATCATCTACAGCACCCTGCAGACCTTCATCCTGCTGCTCGATGTCAGTTTCACCGTGGCTCGTGAGCTGATCGATGGCCTCGGTATCCCCGCCATGGTTCGAGGTATGTACGCCGCACTACCGGCCCCCATCGCGGCCGGCCTCGCCTTCTTCGGCGTGCCCCAAGCGCTCAACATCATCATGACCGCTGCCGCCACCCGCTTCTGCATGCGCTTCGTGCCGATCATTGGGAGGTGAGTCATGTCGATCAAGATTCACCATGGCCCCAACGGCTCCTACAAAACCTCCGGCGCGATTCAAGACGATGCCGTCCCAGCCCTCAAGGACGGCCGCGTCATCATCACCAACGTCCGTGGCTTCACCCTGGAACGTGCCTACAGCGTCTTCCCGCAGCTGCCCAACTCCGCGCAGATCATCAACCTCGATCTCGAATCGCTGGCCGACCTCGACAAGATGCGCACGTGGTTTCAGTGGGCGCCGCGGGGCGCGTTCCTGATCTTCGATGAAACCCAACTCTTGTTCCCCAAATCCTGGCGTGAAAAGGACCTGGAGAAATTCGACTACCCCGGCGGCCCCGAGGCTGCGCACGAAGCGGATCGGCCTATGGGCTGGCTGGATGCCTGGACCCGGCACCGGCACTTCAACTGGGACATCGTCCTCACCACCCCGAACATCAGTTACATCCGCGACGACATCCGCATGACCTGCGAGATGGCCTACAAACACTCCAACCTCGCGGTCATCGGCATCCCCGGCCGGTACAAGGAGGCCCAGCATGACGCCCAACTCAACCGACCGCCCGCTGACGGCACCATCGTCGAATACAAGCGAATCAAGAAACAGACCTTCCGCCTCTACCAATCCACCGCCACCGGCAAGACCCAGGACACCAAGGCCGGCAAGAGTCTGTTCCGGTCGCCTAAGTTGGTTCTTCTACTGGCATTGCTGGCCGGCACTATTGGCTTTGTCAGCTATATGGGACCTCTCAAGGTCATCGGCGGTAAGCCTCCTGAAGCCGCTCCCGCACCTCACGTGGCGACTGCTGAAACTGCTCCTGCGACCGCTGCGCCAAGCCCTGCTGTGGCTGCTGCGGCGCGTCCTGCTGCGAGTAGCTTTGTTCCTGCTGGTCTTCTACCTGCTGGGGCAACTGGTGCGCCTGTTGACCTGAGCGCGCATCCCTTCGCCGACCGCCGCATCAGCATCCTCGCCCACGCCTACCGGCGCTCGAAGGGCGATATCTACATGTTCGCCCTGGATGACCCGGAAGGCCGACATCTGGAGCTGACCAGCTGGCAGTTAGTCGGCTCCGGCTACCACGTCACCGCCAAGGGCGAATGCGTGGCGGAACTCGCCTACGACACATGGAAGCAGACCATCACCTGTGGCGGCTCCCAGGGCCAAGCCATGGCCGGCATGAGCCCTTCTGCGCCCATCGCTGCCGCCACCAGCCCACCGCCTAGCACTGCCACCTCACTCACGGTGGTGCCCGACTCCGAATACGCCTCACGTCCCTGGAGGAAGCAATGACACTGCACGGACTGATCAACGCCCTCGGGCTGCTCGCACTCGCTTATGCGCTCGGCTTTCTCACCGCCCTGCAGGTGATGCAGCCGGTGTCGGCGTTTCCGTTTTGAGTCGGCGAGCCGCGCCGCCGGCCGGGAGCGCCAGGCACGAGCGGTAGGCCGAAGGCGCGGCCGACGACCCTGTAACACGTCGGATAGCTAACGAGTAAGCACCTCAATAAACCTCATTGAAGGTACGAAAGAATGAAAAAGGCAGTTCACCCCCTCCGCCTGATCCTCAAGGAGACCGGGGATTTTTATGAGTCGTCCGAAGGACGGATTTTCATGGACCCGAGCAACGGCAGATTCGCCGACCTGTCGGGTGTTCGTCTGCTGCGCTGTGGCGTCGATACCGTGCGGCAGCTGTACGACGGCATGATCCGGCCGGAAGTGATGGCGCTGTTCGATGAGCCCGAGGATCTCGTCAACTTCGCCGGCTACAAGTGGGCCAAGGGCCGAATCGGTCGCGACTCGGGCTACCAGTACCGGCTACAGAACGCTGACATGGGCCTGATCCTGCTGATCAAGAACCACAACGTGAAGCTGGAGAACATCGGCCCGCACCTCAAGATTGAGGTGTCCCCGCACGCCCTGGATGGTGCCGATCCGAAGATCCTGCAGGGCGTAATGGATGATCTCGCCGCTGGCGTTCTCTCGGCCTGCGAAGTGAACCAGTGCGCCGTCCATATCGCTCTCGACGTCCAGGGCTGGACCCCGCCTGCAGACTTCGTGGATCGCATGCACTGCCGTTCCCGGCGCGTGCGTCAAATCAGCGGCATCGACCGCATCGAGTACGACGGCAACGCCTCGGTATATGGGCGTGGTGAGACCTTCATGTTCGGCTCAGCCAACGGCCTGCAGATGTGCCTGTACAACAAGACGCTGCAGGCGAGAGCGACTGACAAACTCGATTATTGGGAATCGGTGTGGGCCTCCCTGAACGGCGATCCCTTCGGCGATGGCGAACCCGCCTTCAACCCGCTGGAAACCGTGTGGCGTATCGAATTCCGCTATCACCACTCCGTCGTCCAGCAGTTTTCCGAAGGATCCACCATGTCCTCTGGCGAGGTGATCGGCTGCCGGACCTATGAGGGCCTTTGCCCACACCTGCAAGGTCTCTGGCAGTACGCCTGCGACAACTACAAGCTGATTTCCCGGGAAGGGATCTTCGACGCCTTCTGGTCGCTGATCAGCCTCGACACCAAGGTCCAGGTAGAAGCCGATCCGCTCATTGAGCGCACCGAGTACCGCCGCTACTACAAGACCGCGCAGGGCTTCTCCGGCAAGAACTGCGAGATGTTCCTGGGCCAGTTCGCCAGCCTGATCGCACGGGAGCGCATCCCGCCAAAAAAAGCGCTTGAGGTCGGGAGAACGCTCCCCTTCTGGCATGTGATCGAAGACCACTACACCGCCAAGGGCTACAGCACTCGCGACCTCGAAAAACACGTCATTGGATTGATCAACGATCGCTACATCAGGCGGGGCTACGCGATATGACGGCACGTAAGGAAGGAAAGACGTGGACGGCTGACTTCTACGAGAACGGTCGCTCCGGTCGCAGAATTCGCAAGAAGGGCTTCGCCACCAAGTCCGCAGCCATTCGCTACGAACAGGACTTCTTCACTGTCCTGGGCGAGACTGGCCGCCCGCTGGATGATCGCCTCTCCGATCTGGTGAAGGTCTGGTATGACCTCCACGGCTGCACCCTGAAGGACGGCAAACAGCGTCTGGCTCGCTGCCAAGCATTAGCTGAACGCCTTGACGATCCGCAGGCCTTCGAGTTCGATTCGCTCGCGTGGGCACGCTACCGGCAACGTCGTCTGACTGAAGTGAAACCGGAGACGGTTAACCACGAACAGCGCTACCTGTCCGCGATCTTCTCCGAACTGATCCGCCTCGGCTCATGGCACAAGGCAAACCCGCTGGCCAACGTCCGGCAGATCAAGACCGATCAGGTCGAACTGACCTTCCTCACCCTGGATCAGGTCGCCCAGCTCCTCGAGGAGTGCAAGGCCAGCACGAACAACCATACGTATCCGGTCGCTCTCCTGTGCCTCGCTACAGGTGCTCGCTGGGAGGAGGCCGAGAGTATCGCCCGTGGGGCCGTGCATGGGGCAATGTCATCAACTTTGGAAATTATCCATAAATATCATATAATTAGCGCTCAAATCAGTGCATGGGAGAAGCCCTT